AAAACAGCAGGTGGATATATCTTTAAATATAAAGAGGATTGGGATGGAATCCCACCATCAATAAAACCTCATGGTACAATAGGTAAACAACAACCATTTAAAGGTAGAGTCAGTCCTAATAAAGGTAAAACACAAAAATAAAATATAAAAGTTATGAGTAAAGATCATTTACACCCAGATGGGAGACCATATACACAAGAAGAGTTCATTAACAAAATCAAAACAGATGATGAGTTTGCTAAGAAGTGGGGTGAATTAGGTCCAATTTATGGTAAGCAATGGAGAAGTTGGGTTAATCATGATTTGGAAATACCTAATGGTAATGGGTTGAGATATATGGAAAAACAGACCATAGACCAAATAGCAAACCTAATCTCTGAACTTAAAACAAACCCAGACTCAAGACGATTAATGGTTAATGCTTGGAATGTAGGTGAATTAGACCAAATGGTTCTTCCACCTTGTCATTATGGATTTCAAGTTTATACAAGAGAGTTGAGTTTGAATGATAGAGTATTAGAATTTGCAAAAAGAGATTTAGACCCTTCTGAGTTTAGAAGAGGTGGTGATTATGGGACAGTAATTCCAGAAGAAAGGACATTAGAAGTTCTAAAAAATCATAACATCCCAACCAGAGCAATCTCCTTAATGTGGAATCAACGTTCAGTAGATACATTCTTAGGTTTACCGTTCAACATTGCATCTTACGGATTATTACTTACAATCTTGGCAAAAGAAGTGAATATGGTTCCTGACCAATTGATTGGAAACTTGGGTGACACTCACCTTTATTCTAATCATATTGAACAAGCCAAAGAACAGATTGGTAGAGAACCTATGGAATTACCAACAGTAACAATAAAAGATGATTACAAATTTAGTTCGGTTTCTCCCCATATGATGGATACTATAAATCACGAACATATTATATTGGAAAATTATCAATCACACCCGTCAATTAAAGCACCCTTATCAAATTAAAAATATAATCTTTAAAACTAAGCTTATGACATCAACTAAAAAAGCAATATTATTTTGTGGAGCAGTAGTACTTTCAGGTTTGATTGTATGCATGCCAAAATTTAATACACTAAACACAGAAGTCCCTGATACAAAAAAAGATGCCTGCGTGGATTTAATAGACTCGCTAAACAATATTATAGTAGATCAAAAAGATCAAATAGATTTTCTCAGAGAAGAACTACAGTTTAGAGAATCTGAAATTAGTTATTGGGGTCAGAAATATGACTCAATTAAACAGAAACATAAATAGATAAAATCATTAAATTAGGAATAGGAAACCCCATTAATATCAGCATGAAAAATAAAACAACACTTCAGCACCTAATAGAATCGGTTAAGGAAATTGAATCAAGAGGGATAACTTTAACCATGAGCGGAATTGTAACCATGTTGGAAAATAGCCTACCTAATGAGAAAGAAAAAATAATGGATGCCTACGATAAGGGGGAATTCAATCAAGGATGTAACGGAAGCTCTGAAGAATATTACAATAAAGAATATACAGAAATTAAAACATAAACATCTAAAAAATGAAAAAAATCAAACATGGTCTAAAAGATACGTTGCTTAACTTCATCCGCAAGATAAAGGCACAGTTAAGGGCAAGGGATTATAATGGTGAGACAAGATCGGTTTCCTTACCTAATGGATATTCCCAGGTTTTCTTAGATAAATTCGAATCGCCACTAGACCAAGAAAATTGGAGATATGGACCTGGCTGGGGTGATTTTCATCCCGATGCCTTATATCAGTATTACGACAATAACGGTACCTTATCATACGTTTCACCAGAAGGGCTTATTCTCGAGCTGAGAAATACCCCGAAGACATATGTTAAATCAGAATTACCTGATTGGAGACAAACCCCACAGCTCCCTGGTAAATTTACTATACCTACTGGTGTTGGTTATGTTACATCGGAAATAGGATGGCAGTATGGATGGTTTGAGTCATGGATTCAATTGCCATACGGACAATCGTATTGGCCAGCTTTTTGGTTAAGCGGTGTTAATAGTTGGCCACCTGAAATCGACATCTTTGAGGCTTACAGCGATCAAAGTCCGGATTACGCTAAAAAACACACTTTAGGTAAGACCAGTAGGATACAACCAAATCTGCATTACGGTGTTGTTGAAAATGGAACAAAAGAAATGTATGGACCTTATGATGTGGCAGTTGCCGATTGTACTAATAGACTTGTACAGTATGTTTGCCACTGGGAGAAAGATTTCATAAGAATCTATTATGATGGAGCTTTAGTTTTCGAAACTACAGACCAAAAAATATTGAGCTGGTACAACGGAGAGAAAGATCAAATGAAAATAATACTTAATCACGGTAGAACAGAACATCAGCCTAATGGTTTGCCAGGAGAAAGTGCAATGATTGTCAGATCGGTTTCAGTTTCGCAAAAATCTTAAATAGATATGAAAATAGCAGTTATTGCACACGACGGAAAAAAGGCTGATATGGTTGCTTTTGTAATGAAGAGACTTGATTTCTTTAAGAAGGTCGATATACTTGCAACAGGTACAACAGGTAAACATATCACGCATGCTGGTCTTGAGGTGAACTGTTTAAAGTCTGGGCCTTTAGGCGGTGATGCTCAAATTGCATCTATGGTTTCTGACGGAGAAATAGATGCTGTTATATTTTTTATAGATCCTCTAGAAGTGCATCCACATCAGGTTGATGTTAACATGTTGCTCCGTATCTGTAACGTTTATAACACGCCATTGGCAACAAACTATATGACAGCATCATTAGTGATAGAAGGACTAAAAAATAAAAATAATTTAGTATTAGAAAACAGGAAAACTGATAGCTTGGTTTGATATATAAATGAAAAATAAATAAGATGGCAATAGTATACAAAACAACAAACCTTATTAACAATAAGATGTATATCGGAGTTGATGGTATCAACGATCCTGCTTATTTGGGTTCAGGTAAAATACTAAAGAAAGCAATAGTAAAATACGGGAAAGAATCTTTCAGAAAAGAAGTATTAGGTGAATTTGAATCTATAGAAGAAGCTTACTTATACGAAAAAATTATAATATCAGAATTAGGTGCAGTTTCATCTGATAATTATTATAATATTTGCGAGGGTGGTAAAGGTGGATGGTCTCATATAGATGTTTCAGGGACATCCAATCCTATGTACGGAAAAAGTACCAAGGACATAATGATAAAAAAATACGGGGAAGAAATAGGTTTAGAAATCTATAATAAATCAAGGAAAGAAGCTGGCAAAAAAACATCCTTAGTTCTATCAGGTAAACCTAAAAGCGACGATCATAAAAGATCTTTATCGTTATCAAAAAAAGATTTTTGGAAATCTCTCAGTGAAGAGGAAAAGATATTAAGGAGATTACAAATGAGTAAAGATATGTTAAATGCTAATATTACAAGGAACGAAGAATATAAAAATAAAATGAGTGAGTCTATAAAAAACAAATCAGGACAAATACACAAAATTGGAAAATGTGATGTTTGCGGAAGAGAAATGAATATATCAAATTTATCTAGGTGGCATGGGAAAAACTGTAAATCAAAATAAAACGGAGATGGATATTTTAACTTTCCATCCAATTAAAAAGTCAGATCTTGGATTTCATGGAAATCTTTTTGGAGGTCAGTTATTAAAATGGATTGATGCAGCTGCTGCTGGTTATTCTATGCAACTATGTGACACTCCAAGAATGGTAACTGTACTTATTGACAAATGCTATTTCGAAAAACCAGCGAAAGAAGGACAGCTTGTTAAGGTGTACGGAATACCGACTGATATAGGTCACACCTCAATAACATTGTACATTGAGGCAAGAGCTCATAATGTTTACACAGGTAGACAGGCGGTGGTTCTTAAAACACACATTAAGTTCGTTCATATCGACGAAGAGGGAAATCCAATTCCTATCGGGGAGAAGGGCAGAAACTCAGTTGGCCGAATGATAGAGTCAAATAAAGAATTTATCGA